ATGAAGAAGTTTTTGGCAGGCTTCTGTGCTGCGGCAATTGCAGCAGGATGCATGGGAATGACAGTCATGGCAGACACGGAAGCAACGGACAAGCTCACCTCTTACGAGGCAACAAGCGACAATGTTAAGCTTATCGGTCGTACTTACAGAAAGGGCGACACAACGATACTTGGCTATTCTGCAAGCGGTATCGAGTTCAAATGCACAGGCACAAAGGCTGTTTTCAATGTAAACGGCAGCGTAGGTGAGGCAAGAATTGGCGTATTTGTAAACGGCAAGCTTGTTAAGCAGGGCTACATAAAAAATAAGAAGACAAACGCAGTTGAGGTAGATCTTCCTGAGGGCGAAAGCACAGTTAAGCTCATAAAGCTTTCAGAAGCTGCACAGAGCGTTATCGCAATTGACAGCTTTGAGGTAGACGGCAAGCCACAGCCAACAGAGGCAGCAAAGCATTCTATCGAGTTTATTGGTGACTCTATCACTTGTGGATACGGTGTTGACGATCCACTTGGAAAGTCATTTTCTATCTACAACGAGAACGCCGCAAAGACATATGCTTACAAGGCAGCACAGAATTTTGGCGCTGACTACAGCTTTGTATCAGTAAGCGGAGCAGGTGTGATCTCTGGTTATTCAGGCAACGGCAAGATAAATGACGCACTGCTTGTGCCAAATTTCTATGATAAGTTCTGCTTTACATGGAGCTGGTTCGACGGTGAACAGACAGCTAATTATGATTGGGATTTCTCACAGTATCAGCCTGAGCTTATCGTTGTAAATCTTGGTACAAACGATAACTCATACACAAAGGGTGACCCTGATAAGTGTGCTGAGTTTGAAAAGGGCTATGTAAATTTCCTCAAGGAGATAAGAGCTAAGAATCCAAATTCTGAGATACTTTGTACACTTGGTATTATGGGACAGGAGCTTTATCCTTCTATTACAGATGCAGTTGACACTTATAAGACTGAAACAGGCGACAGCAAGGTATCAGTTTTCCAGTTCAGCGTTCAGGACAGCGAAAACAATGGTTATGCAGTTGACTATCACCCATCAGCTGTTTCACAGAAGACAGCAGCTTATGAGCTTACATATGCTATTGAAGGCATTTACGGCTGGGAGAGAGTTGAGTTGGTTAATGACGGCGTTGACGAAATGACAAAGGACGACGATGTTGAGTTCAATAACGTTGTTGAGGAGTCGTCAAGTGAGGAGAGCAGCGAGAGCAAAGCAGAGGAGTCATCTTCCGAGGCTTCTTCTGAAGCATCAAATGACAGCAGCGCAGCGGCTTCATCATCAAAGACAACGACAAATCCTAACAGCACCACAAACCCTAATACAGATGCGGCAATGGGCATAAGTATAGGTCTGGCAGCACTTGCAGGTGCAGCTATGGTGGTTTCTAAGAGGAAGTAATTAGATCAAATATAAAAAACAGGCGTTGTAAAAAAACAGCGCTCAAAGAGTCAAGATTTCCTGCTTTTGGGAAACCTCGACTCTTTTTTATGCCAGATCGCAAAAATAACTATTTTGGCTGAATTTTTGGTACAGCAAACACAGCGGCAAAAAAACTGCGTTTTTGCCGTGTTGAAAATGTGGAAAATATTTTTAATTTATGCCGCTTTTTTCATTGCAGGCTTTTTCAAGTGGAATTTATGAAGATTAAAACCACAGCAAATCATCGCAATTTCTAAATTCAAGGCTTTTGATCCTCTTCTGCGAGCTCTGGTATATGACCTGTTCCACTTGATAATGCCGTTTGCACCTTCCGACTGGATACTTCGGTTCATACGCAGCAGTGCTCCGTGAATGCTGTTCAGGTTGCAGAGAACTTCCTTGTGAAACTTTGTCAGTTCTTCATTCAAGCGAATTTTACGGTTCCCTTTGCACTTACAGCATTTTTCTTTTTGCAGACAATTACTGCAATCTTCACATTGATAAAATTCTTCTGTTCTGCCATATTTGTTTCCTCTTACAGGTCTGCTGTAAAGATAATGAAACTTTTTTCCGTTAGGACATATTGGATCGCCATCTGCATCTATCGGAAAATTTACTGCTCTGTACGGATCATCACGATATTTTTTGTCCTTGCTTTCCTTTTCATACATAGTAAATTTCATGTATTTTTTCATGCCGTGTTCTTCACAATACAGATAATTATTAAAGCTGCCGTATCCTGCGTCTGCTACCGGATATTCAGGATATTTTTCGTATATCTGATTGAACTTTTCTATCAAAGGCTTGAAACATTCCATATCAGACGCATATTGTTTTACGTCGAATACTGCGATATATTCATCACAGACACCTAATTGGATATTGTAGCCCGGAAGAAGCTGATCGTTACCCATATAGTCCTTTTTCATACGCATAAATGTTGCGTCATGATCGGTCTTGGAGTAACTATTGCGTTCATCTCCGCATATCTTTATGTGTTCTGCATACTTTTTTAGCCTTGAAATGTATTCCGAAAGCTTGTCATAATGCCTCTGTTCAATTGTTTTATGATGTCCCCGTCCCCGAATTGCAGTTTCCGGGTCAAAGCCGCAAAGCTTTACATATTGCTGCTGTATTTGCTCTAAATACTCAATAGCATATTCTTCGCGAATGCCGAATTTTACGCAGAATGAAGAGATCTTTTCATTCATTTCACCAAGCAATTCTGTTATCCTTGCAAATACCTTCAGACGGTTTTTCTCACAGCTTTTTTTCCATACCCAGCTGTATTTGTTTGCGTTGGCTTCTATCTTTGTTCCGTCTATGTAAACGTGATTGAGGTCAACATTTTCCACCGTAAAAATGTAACTGTTGATATCCGCAAAGATCTCATCTATTTTTCTATTTAGGACATTGTTCATAAAATTGCCTATTGTCGAGTGGCTTGGCGGAGGATTATCCTGCAGCAGCCACATAAAGCGAATATCGGTTTTGCAGAGTTTTTCTATTTTTCGCAATGATTCGTATCCGTTTTCCATAAATGCAAACAGTATTACTTTCAGCAAAGTTTCTTCTTCATATCTTGGACGGCCTGTCCTGCGGTCCTCAGTCGTCAGGTATTTACTCAGGTCAATATGATTCATCACTTCACAAAATGCATATACCGGGTCAGTTGTTTCAATTATTTTTTCAATTTCTATTGGAAATTTTAATTGATATGGTGTATAATATTCTTGTGGTTGGTTATTCATGATACTTTAATTATACCACAAAAAAAGACTGCTGTCTTGCTTTTTGGCAAGATCGCAGCCTTTTTTCTTGGGAACTTTTTTTTACAGCCCCTTTTTGTGTTAGAATATTTTGACAACTAAAAAACGGCTCTCCACAATAGCGGAAAGCCGTTTTTTACATATTGGTCGGAGTGACCGGATTTGAACCGACGACCTCTACCACCCCAAGCCCACGCACGAAGTGCGCAGGGCGTTTTTTATGTCCGAAGCATTAAATGTTGAGGGTGCAGGGCGCACAAAGCTGTGCTGTGCGCCTTGCCTGCCCCCTGCCTGAGTGGCGGTCGCCAAAGTTTTGAACGCAGTGAAAAACTTTGTGTGACATCGCCACGCGCCCACCTCTGGGGTGCAGGTCTGCACACTGTCGCAAGGCTGTGCGTTCCCTTTGTTCTGATTGTGTCATATCGGAGCTACAAACAAGCACCGCTTCTCAACTTTAATCCGTAGTGGTCAGCACTTTGTATCCTCGCCGTTTAGGCGACGGCTTGAAGTGTGGATTGTGATTTGTTATCCGTCTTTGTCTTGGTTTATCTTTATGATGATTTGCCCTAGTTTCACAAGCGTTTCATTCTGCTGTTTCAATAGTTCCGTTTGCTCCTTGTTCCTCTTTGAAAGATCATTAACAGTTTTGCAAAGGTCAAGAAATTTGCAGATTAGATAAATAATAAGCAAAAAGATTAACGCATCTATGATAATTCGTCCTATAAGTATATATGCTAAAGTCTTGTCTAAACCAAACATTTATTTCTCCTTAATTTTTACAACAGCGCTATTATTATTCTGCTGTGTTATGTTGTATTTGCTGTTACTGTCTGCTTTGTAGCCTATTCCCCTTTTGTCATTCGTCAGTCCTGCTATATAATCAATACTCACTTTATAAAATTTTGCTAACTGTATAACTTTTTCAAATGGGATAGGATATTCACCTGTTTCCCACCTACTATATTGCTTTTGAGAAGTGTCAAGAATTTTCGCTATCATGCTTTGATTTAGTTCCATATCCTCTCTTAAATCTCTAAGTCTTTGATAATAATTAATAAAAATCACCTCACTTATTTGTTTATTTATACAAATTATATCATAGTACATAATTGTTCTATTGACAATAGTACAAAAATGGGGTATATTATATATGTCGGTAGTACATTATTGTACTAAGTCCTCGAACATAAAGATAACTACGATTAAATCGGTGAATGACGACAGCCTGAAACGGAAAAGTCTCGAATGGTAGGTAGTAGCCGTGAACGTGTGCATAATAGGTAGCACTCTATGAAACTTTCTTAGAGTTTTGGCACTAAAGAAGCCACCGGGTAAGTATCTGTTTATCTTATGTTTATTATCACAAATTTAAAGGCACGAGGAAAAGCCGAAAAACCTCAGAAAGGAAAAAAACATGAAAACAACTATCGTAGGCTGGACAAAAAAGAAAGCATTTAACGGAGTTATAGAGGGCAAGCAGATAAACAGCCCTGAAAAGGTCGTCTTTCAGCTTCTGCAGGAAGTTGATAACCCCGACTGTCATGGAAAAATGGTCGATACACTGAAAATACCGACCGAAAATGCAATCAGACTTAACGGAAATTCTGAGGATTTCAATAAGCTTCTCGGCTGTGATGTAATGCTGAACTATCAGATTTTTAACGGACGTTCTCAGCTTGTTGATATCACCGTAATCAATGCAGACGGAACACTTCACCGCAACACAAAATAATTAGCGGTGAAACCGCTGTTATAAAAATTTAATAAGAAAGGAGTTTTGCTAATAATGGAAGCTGTAACAACAATGCTTAGTAATGCCGTTACTGTTTTTGGTTCTTGTTGGGACGCTATGACAAGCAACGTACCTATTGCAATTCTTGTAGGTCTGTCTCTTCTCGGCTCTGGTGCAGGACTTTTCGCAAAGTTCAGACACGCTGTATAAGCAAAACCATTTACATAAGCGGAGTAATTCAAATTGCTCCGCTTAATTTTTTTGAAAGGAAGTTGATAAATTGAGAAAAAAGATTAAGCAAGTGTTGTGTATGATCTCTGCACTTGTTGTGATGATATGTTGTGCTGTTCCTGCATTCGCTTTAAAGCAGTCTGATGGTTCTGGTGGTATGAAACTTTTTATTGATATGGCGTTGAAAAAAATAAATTCTGACTTGGGTTTTACACCCGATTCATATATAGCCTTTTATTCGCCTAACCGCAAAGAGTACTCTCTTATATATCTTGTTCCTGACACTGTTCAAAAATTTTACCTTAATTTGAGCGGCGGTGATATAGATACTTTGAATCAATCACAATTTTATATTTCAAATTATCATCGTCATTCTGATGACAACAAAACATATCGGTATGTTTATCGCTATAATGATAAAAATCAACTTGTATTTAAAGCTCAATCTAGTCTTTTTGAATTTTCTGCCAATATAGGTGATATATCCAGTGTTAGTTGCGGTGTTGCTATGCACGTTGGTGTCGATTCTGATAATGGTGCTGATACCTATGTTTATTATCATAATGCTAAGGTTTATGATTGGTCTAACCCTGATAAAGATGTAACCCCTACAGACCCCACCGTTGTTCCTGCTCCGTTTACTGTTACATATACACCTGAACTTTCATTGAATATGCAAAATAAAATTTACTATCCGTCAAAGGGTGGTGCTAATGCTGATGAAAATGGACTTGTAGCAGCTGAAAATAATAATATAAACCTTGATATAAAGCTTTCACCTGAGTTTTTAAAAACGTTCAATGAAAAAGACTTAGGAAAAGCTTACGGCTCTGGCACTTATGCCGTTTTATGTTGTCTTTCAAAAAATCTTCTTAACGCTGGTGATGATCTACAACGTTTCTTTGATGAAGATGTTGTGCTTTATGCAATGAACCATGACGGCAATTACTACAAGGGTCAAGATGATGAAAAAATTAAGTCTGACGGCTCTTCTTCTGACGATTTGAATAGTAATGATACTGTTGATACTTTTGAGCCGTATTTAACATTATATCAAGGTCGAACGCCTATTTATACTATTCCTCGTGACGGCAAGATTACTGTATCTTTTGATCTCACTTCTATTGATTATAAAACACATGGTCTTACTGATGATAGCAAGCTTTATGTTAATGTTATCGGTGTATTTGTAAAGAATAACGGTCATGTTACTCCTCAGAATGGTGAAAAAACAGAAGATACAAATTCTTCAACGTGGCTCGGCTCGTATGCCTATCAAGAAGATTTTACAAACCTTAAGACGTGTGAGAAGATTGATGATTTTGTAAAGTCCGTTGATGAAGAAACAGGCAAGCCTGAAACATTCAAGGCTTATCGTGTTTATTCTGTTATTTCAGACCCTTTCTCTTATGAGAAGTTTCCTGATTATGTACCTAAAGTATATAAAGACAAGGACGGAAATACTTATAATCCCTCGACTACAAAGCTTAAAGACTTGTGTAATATACCGCCGTCAAAGGTCACTGACGTTGACCTTGCTAAGGGTTCAGATGGTGTTATAAATGATGGTTCATATATGCAACCTGATGATTATAACAAATATCTTGATAAGAAAAAAATTAATGCAAATTTCGGCTCTGTTGATTTCACGGATATAAAATCTATATTCAGTACAACGGGTACATATTGGGATTTTCTCACCGCCGCTCTTTCTTGTTTGCCGTCATGGTTTTATGCTGTGTTCTCTGCATGGTTTGTGCTGTTCTTAGCTATTGCGCTTATCAAGCTTGTTTTACCTACGTGAGGTGAATTATGGATATAATACATGGTATTGAATTAGTTTTTAAATTCCTGATGAACTGTATGTCTTATACGTTTCCATTTGGCAAATACAGTTTTACTCTCGGTTCGGCTATTATAGGCGGTATGCTTTTATCAATCAGCTTGACTTTATTATATTTTATGCTTAGAAAGTAGGTTTATTATGTTAGTAAATATTGTTTTATTTGTCCTCGTTGCTCTTATGGTCCTTTCTCTTGTATGGCTCGTTAGGAGGTAGAAAAATGCTTAACTTGGTTTTGTTTATACTCGTTGTCTGCTTTATGGTTTGTACTATAAGCGGTGTTATAGGTTTCTTCACTGACCTTAGAAACTTTAAAGCTGAACATGAGTTCAGCGGAAACAGAAAACAGCTTATAGAGTTTCTTATGTTCGGTGAAGATGTTGAAATAAAAGCCGTTCCTGCGGTTGAAACTGATGATTGTGAGGTGAACGATAATGAAAGTACACATAGTGTTTGATGAAAATAACCCATTTTTTCAGCTTTTGAAGTCAATGGGCTGTGATCTCTCGCAAGAAGTCATGAATAGATATGACGCTTTGCTCCTCGGCATGGCTTTTATATTCGCTGTGGTTATGCTTTGTATCTTCTGCAAGTTCTTTTATAATGTGATGATACGCATGACACGTTGTGCAAGTGCTGTGTAGGTGATTTGTTATGATTATATTTGACTACATAAAACAAATACCGCCCTTTATCACCTATGAGGTATATGACCACCTTTTTGGTGCATACTTCAATAATTCCGCTATCTTTCAAGGTTGGGGCATACATCTTTATACCGGTAAATTCGGAACAGGTAAAACCTCAACCCTTGCTCAGATAGCATATAACTATTGCGTGCGTTATCCTCAGTTGTCTATACTTACAAATATCAATCTTCAAAACTTCCCTGAGTGGACGAATATTTATAAGCTTAATTCCGCACAAGATATCCTGCACGCTCCTAAGAATTGTATAGTCGTAATTGATGAGATAGGCACTATCTTCAATTCACGAGATTTCTCAGGTGGTAAAAGAGCCGTCTCTAAACCGCTTTTTCAGCACCTTTGTCAATGTAGAAAGCGCAAAATGATGATACTTGCTACAGTGCAACGATTTAATCTACTTGATAAACAGATACGAGATATAACGGCTACAGTGTCAACGTGCCGTGCTACATTCCGTCACCCTTATACACGTCTTATTAAGGTTAAAACCTATGATATAGACGAGTATGAAGCGTATACGGAGAATAAGTCATATATGCCGAAAAAGCTTTACAGCCGTTTGTATTTGCAGACTAATCAGAGTCGACAGCTATATGATACTTCTCAGCTTGTAGATAATATGCTTGATAAGGAGTACATCAGCGACACGGAAATACTTGCCAATCGTGGAGTAGATGTCACAAGTGACATCATGCACGATAGAAAGACAAGCAGAAACCTGCGAAAAAGGCGTGGCGTATAGCCACGAGCGACCGCAGGGGCGAGCGCTTGCGCCGCCCTGCGGTGCGTGTGGCTATTACTTGATATTAGCCACAAAAAGCACTCACCTAATAAATGGGAGTTGATATAAATGTCCCTAAAAATGTCTTCTAAAGAGGTCAAGTGCAATACAAAGATAAAGGAATATCGTGACGGCAGTTACACTATAACACGTTCTGATCGACACATATTTAAAGACCCTGCATTTGAGTATCACTGCAAGCATGAGCATAGTATTGACGAACGTTCAAGACAAGAGCAACTTAAAACGGCTCGTGAAAATTACATATGTTATTTTGAGTATGAGGACGAAAACGGAAACATAATGCTTGATATGCTTGATACTCGTAAGTTTAAAGATAAGCAGTCACAAAGCGGTGAAGTTCGTTCCGATAGTGTTCAAAGAGCAAAGCAAAGTATCTTTGATATAGTTTATCAAAATGATTGGAAATACTTCCTTACTATTACCTTTAATGGCGATAACCTTGACCGCACAAACCCTAAAGAAGTCATAAAGCCTTTGAAAAAATGGCTTGAAAATGCAGTTAGTAGAAAAGGGCTTAAATATATCTTAGTTCCTGAGTATCACAAAAAAGGCGGTATACATTGCCACGCCCTTATAAACGATTGTGACTTTAAGTTCGTTGATAGTGGTACACGTCTTGTTAAGGGTCATGACAAGCCCCTTAAAATAGATACTATAAAGCGCCTGAATATATGTGATAAACTCGGCTGTGATATATCTGATTTGCCTGTTGTGTATAACGTGTCTGATTGGCGTTATGGTTTCTCAACCGCTATTCAGACTTACGGACAAATGTCTAATTTAGCTTTCTATGTCACTAAGTACATAACAAAGGACGTAAAGAAGATATTCGGCAAATTCTTCTGGAGTAGCAAGAACATTGTCCGCAAAACTAAAGAGATCTTTTGCAATTCAGACTTTAAAGACGATTTGCCGATAGTTTCTCCCCCTCGTGCTAATGTCTGTTATCAGTATGAAAGTAGTTTCACCTTTTCAAGTCAAGTCGAAAAGAACTGCAATGATATACTTCAATATCTTAAAGAGAATGGAAATGATGATGTCCTATGATTTTTAAAGAATGGTTTGAGATGTTCTATAACGCATACTGCGTTGATGTGATAGCCTATGATTGCTATAAGGACTATTACTATATAAATCAAAAACACTTCGGTTATATAGCCGATATGGAGCTTCTGAGCGTAAAGCCTATTGATATTCAGAATTGTCTTAAATCCACCCTATCTTACAGTAATGACCGCCAAAGACGTTCATATTTCTTACTTAAACGTGTATTCCGTGAAGCTATAGTTAATGGTTATTGTGACAAAAACCCTTGCGACTATATTAAACCTCCAAAACGTATAAAAAAAGAAGCTGAATATTTTAGCCCCGATAATCTCGTACATCTCTTTGATGATGATAGTAGAGTTTGCAGAATGTTTCAGCTTGACTTGTAGACAGGTCTCCGCCGTGGTGAACTTCTCGCTCTTAGTTGGGATAACATTGACCTTGATAACAGATATCTTAAAGTTTGTCAGACACTCGTACATACTTCATGCGGTGATAGGATTGTACAGACCACAAAATCTCGCCGTGATAGGCTTATCCCCTTGCATAGTAATGCAATAGCTATTCTTCATCAGATACGCTCTCAGGACGTTTCAGACGGCTTTCTGTTCGTTTCACCTATAACGCATACAGTAATATCTCTTAGACGTTATAACAGGCTCTATAGAACGTTCTATGAGCAACAAAAAACAAAGTATCCTGATTTACAGTATCTCACCCCGCACAAGCTTAGACATAGCTATGCTACGTATCTTATTCAGTGCGGTGCAGATATTGAAACCCTTAGAGCATTGCTCGGACACGTTGATATAACAACTACCCAGCGTTATGTACATAGCAATTTTAATCAGATGTGCAAGGCTGTGAATAATCTCAAATTTGAATAATAAAGGAGTTTTTAAAATGAAAAGTAAATTTTATACGGAGCAAAAACATAAAGAAACTATGAATCTCGCTGATTTGCTCGAAGGTTCTATAAATCGTATGTGCGTTACTGCTGATATGGATGAATTACGTCGACTTCTGATGAATTCAATGTGTAGCCTGTCTGAGTTGTATATCGTCAATCGTAAAAAACTCAAGGAGCGTTTTTCTCAAAATGATTTCTGAATGTGCAAAGCTGTGAATAATCTCAAATTTGAATAATAAAGGAGCTTTTAAAATGAAAGAGTTTAATTTTTGGTGTAAAGAAAATACTGACCATGGCGAATGTGCCGATAAGGTATGCGATTATGATAACTGTTGTTGTTATGCCCACTGTGAGGAATGTATATTTTATCTTACAGATTCTCCTGCTTGTGAGAATTGCTCTGTACCTTGTTATGATGATTAATATTTACTTGTGA